CGGAAGTATCATTCTATGAAGATAACGACAATTGTCCAACCTGTAAACAAGGCATCAAACACGAGTTCAAAGAAGAAACAATCACCGCCCATTCCGCCAAAGCTGAAGAAATTACCACCGCAAGAGGGCAGCTTAGACATAAAGGTGTAAAGCTCGACACTAGATTGGCTGAGATTGATGATATCGAGTCTGTTATCACATCCAAGCACCTAGACGTGAGTGAGCACAGGGGTAACCATAAGATGTCTATGACCTCATGCAAGTCTATCAAGAACGAACTGACTGGCGCTGAAAAGGAAGTGGTTGCTATCGACAATAACGATATCATAGCGCTTGAACGTGAGTTGAATGCTCATCATGATAGTCAGACTAAACTGTTTGATGACAAAGAGACTCTATCTATCGTATCGGCTATGCTGAAGGATGGCGGTATCAAGACACGTATTATTAAGCAGTACGTGCCCGTGATGAACAAGCTGATTGGTAAGTATCTGTCTGCTATGGACTTCTTTGTGCAGTTTGAGCTAGATGAGAACTTCAATGAGACCATCAAGTCTCGCTTTCGTGATGATTTCTCGTATGCTTCATTCTCTGAAGGTGAGAAGTTGCGTATAGATCTAGCTCTGTTGTTCACATGGAGAGCTGTCTCTAAATTGCGTAACTCTGTGGCGACTAACCTGTTGATTATGGATGAGATCATGGACTCGTCGCTGGACTCCACTGGCACCGAAGAGTTTCTCAAGATCATTGAAGAGCTGGCAACGGACTCCAATATCTTTATCATCAGCCACAAGGGTGATCAGTTGTTTGACAAGTTCCATAGCGTAATCAGGTTCGAGAAGGTTAAGAACTTTAGTAGAATTGCGTCATAAATATCAAACATGTCTTTACCATAGCGTGATGTCTATGGTAGAGATTGCATTGCTTTATTATCAGAGGATGACTGAAATGAATACCAAGCGCTATATATTCGATGTTGATGGAACACTAACTCCTAGTCGCAGTAGAATGAACACAGAGTTTGCTTTGTGGTTCTCGAAGTTTTGTGATAGCCATGACGTATATCTAGTGACCGGTAGTGATAGAAAACGCACGATAGATCAGCTTGGTGAGGAGCTGTATAATAAGTGTACTAGAGTCTATCAGTGTGCTGGTAATGATGTTTGGGAGAAAGATGTTAATATTCGCACATCTTCTATGGATATCCCAGCAGACATGCTTAGTACATTAGAAGATATTGAGCGGAACAGTGCATTTGAGCACCGTACCGGAGATCATATGGATCGCCGTCCTGGTCTGATAAACTTCTCTGTTTTAGGTAAAGGAGCTACCACTCAGCAGAGAGCCGACTATTATCGATGGGACAATGCAATCATGGAAAGGGCATATATGGTTCATGTGTTGGCCACCGCATACGGCGACGAGTATGATATAGCGATTGCAGGCGATACTGGCATAGATATCACCCGTAAGAACTCTAGTAAGAAACAGGTCTTGACAGACTTCTCTGATGATGATATAATACACTTCTACGGCGATAACATGTATGCCGGAGGTAATGATCGTGAACTAGCATTAGAGGTTCTGGCTAGGGGCGATATTGCGATCTCTGTCGACGATTGGGTTCATACGTGGTCTCTACTAGAGATACACTTAAACGATCGATCTGGCAAAAGCACCATCGGTACACGTTTCTACCCATTTACGAAATAGAACACCCATTATATTATGAGTACGACCATGACAAAAGGACTATTCTTCACAACACGATCCGTAACTGGACGTGAAGGCAAAGGCATCGTTGCTCACATGGGCATCATCCAGACGCATTCTGCTCAAGTCGACTATCTATCTTCAAAGAAGACTGATAAGACTAAGCAGTTCATTGAGAGCTACGCTGATATCAGGATCAACGAGAGCCGCAATCTATTTGGCGACTTTTATCTGAATGAAGCTATGCACATGTCTGACTGGATGGAAGTCTATGATAAGTTGGATGTCACCTCTCTTAGGATGTATGACAACTTATATCTAATTGGTGGAGTTGATTTGTGGAGATCTGGTCTCACCCGAGGCTCGAAACGTAACTTCATATTTCCCAAGGACCGGGGACAACTTAAGTTTCAGTCATGTGGCACCCTGCTGATAAACATGTTAGCGCTTCTTAAAGCCCATCGTGACTATGGTATTCCCCTTCATGAGATGGCATTCGACCCAAACGAAATGTCACTGGATCTAGTTCACCCAGACGTTGCACCTCGAGACAATTACTATCTATATCATGGATATGATAATAGTCGATATAATACCTCTAGGCTGGACAGTATTCAACACTTCTTTAGTGGTAAGACCTCGATGTTCGATGATCCCAGCGATAAGTCATATGACTTCACATTCGGGTTCACTGTGCTTGAGATGAGTGGTCGCAAGGACTATAGCGCTGCTGTCGCCGAACTATCTAGCAGATTTACTAACGTGAACGTGTTCTGTAAGAACTATCTCACTGGAGAGGACACGCTAGTCGATAGGGATGTGTATCTACACTATGTATCGAAGTCGAAGTACACCATGATGCTTCCCTCGTATGACTCCAGTTGCTTCTCGATATACCGATTTGTGGAATCCCTACATAATAACTGTGTACCGATACTTCATGCTGATTGTGTTGTGCATGAGATAGAGAGTTCGTTCGATGTAGACTTGAGTCCTTTGATGATGCTTGAAATTCCGAGCGAATCTAAGCGTATTGAGTTGCTGGCGTACTATAAAGACAAGTTTTTGAATGTTGAAAGAGGATTTAGATGATGAATAGAGATCTAGTTAAAGAAAGTGGCGATTACGACAACTACATCGACACTGAAGCCAGAAAGGGCGATAAGTACAGCGTGAGCCTCGATAGGTTCTTTGATGAGCCCATACCAGTTGCTCTACAGGACAACTCTAAGGCAAACAGAGTCGTTCGATCTAGCGTCTGGAAAGAGATTTATGTACACTTCAGGACAAAGGATGACATGGCTGCATTCTGTACGGCCGTCAACCAATTCTTCCCAGGTGATATGAAAGAGGCGTATTATCCCTTGCATGATACATCACTCAGTCTATTCAAAGACGAAGACGACTCTCCTGTGGTATTTGACGCAGACAAGCTCATACCCACTAGGGGTGGTATCAGCAATGGCCCGCTCGATGTGCCTTCAGCATACACACTAAACTGGATGGCCCATTGGAAAGATATGCCAAACTTTGTTCAGAACGAGAAGATCAAGTTTCGGGTCATCACATTAAAGTTTCGCACTGAAGAGTGCTATGCGAAGTTTTGTGCTAAGATTCCACAGTCCATCACCGAGAAGACTAAGAGTATGTGGTATCCAGAGCAGAAGGTTATTAAGAATCTGCTCTTACGTTGGATTCAGCCCGAAGGCCGGACGCTTCCTAAGCACCCAATGTACATTGTATCAAAGGGTCGATCTGAGTCTATGATCACATCTAGAGTGTTGTCTCGTATGCAGATACCACATAACATCGTCATTGAGCCTCAAGATCTGGAGCCATATGAGAAAGCCCTAGATACGTTTAGCATTAGGGATTACGTCACGTTGCTGGTGGCACCATTTTCTAATCATGGCGATGGCCCAGGACGTGCTCGAAACTGGGCATGGGATCACTCTATTAGTATGGGTGCAACGAGTCACTGGGTATTGGATGATAACATCGGAGACTTCCACCGACTTCATAACAACTCTAGAGTCCGGTTCGAAAGCGGAGTCGGCTTTCAGGTAATGGAAGACTTTGTTGAGAGATACTCTAATGTCTATATCGCTGGGCCACAGTATCGGTTCTTTATTGACCCCAGCCAGCAATATGCGCCGTATGTGGCTAATACTCGAATCTATTCAACTTTGCTCATTCGCAATGACTGTAAGCATAGATGGCGAGGTCGTTACAACGAAGATACCGACATCTGCCTGAGAGTTATGAAGGATGGAGACGTTTGTGTGCAGTTTAACTCATTCCTTCAGGCCAAGTGCGCCACCCAGACAGTAGCTGGTGGTAATACGTCCGAGTTCTATCATGCAGAGAACGCCGACAGTGAGGGATTCAAAGAGACAGGCTACAATACCGAAGGAACAGTCAATAAGTCGCAAATGCTCGTTGATATGCACCCTGATGTTGCTCGGCTTGTCTGGCGATACGGTCGCTGGCACCATCACGTAGACTACACGCCATTCAAGGTGAATAAGCTCAAGTTTAGAGATGGTTTTGAGCCAAGCGCTGATGCTGAGCCTAACGAGTACGGTATGAAATATGTTGAAGATTTCGACTGGAAGCACGCTTAGGGGTTGACACCAGCATCCAGTGTGTTATAATAGATACTTAATTGAGACTAAAGAGAGTTGTAATGATACTTAATATAGATTTCGGAATGTACACCCAACGGGGCAACGTAATGGTCGCCCGCATATCTACTGCCGCAGTGAAGTTAGCGCAGCTCGACGGCGCAGAGAGCGCTTGGGAATTTGCGTACAGAGAGTTAGAGAAGCTCAGTGCCGCAGAGAGTTTCGACGAAGCGCTAGACACCATCGTACTACAGAACGTCTTTAGCGAGGTGGCTAGTTGCTCTCCCACTCCTATATCTTTTGAAATTAAAGTGAAATAGTTGTTGACACTGCGGTTGAATATGATATAATAGATACATAACCAACGAGAGAGACACATATATTATGGCTTACATGAATCAAGAGATGAAATCTGAACTAGCCCCTGCGATCAAAGCAGTTCTTAAGAAGTATGACATGAAAGGCACTATTAGTGTCAAAAACTACTCTCAGTTGTCAGTCAAGGTCACAAAAGGTGCGATTGACTTTAGCAACAGCAGAACTGATGAGTACTTTCAAGTGAATCAGTATTTCATCAACCAACATTACCAAGGCATCGCACGAGCTTTCCTGACCGAACTTCGAGACGTAATGAGAGGCCCAAAGTACTTCGACGAGAGTGATATCATGACCGACTACTTCAACTGTAGTCACTACACCGAGATTAATATCGGTACCTTCCGAAAGCCTTACACCCTAGTCAAGGGAACTAAGATCAACGTTGATGCTTCACTTCGAGCAGACCCAACTAAAGAAGCTTATATCGTAAAAATGTAAAAATGTGGTTGACAAAGCAGTGAACTCCTAGTATAATACATTAGTACCAATTGAGAGATGCCTAGATGATAGTAAACGTTATACACTCCGCATTAGAAGAAACTCCTCGTCTCGTAGCTAAAGTTGATGCGGGGTCTCGATCGATAGACGATGCTCTGGAATATGCATATAACGTCACTAACAATCTTAGGGGTAGCTGGTCTCAGGCTGCCGAGTTCACCTACGATAAAGTTCTAGTGAAGAATCTAGATTACAATCCCAATGTGTCGGTTCTAGTGGATCTCCCAGTTCGGCTTGGTAAGACGTATGGCTTACGTTCGACCTCGATGGGAGATCAAATGCTAGTCGATTCCAAAAAATACAAAGTCGATATGGCAGGGTTTAAGGAGATATAATGGCAAAGAGAGATTTCATATTCGACATGGAGACTATTGGTGCAAACGTATTCGTCTGTCCTGTAGTTGATATGGCATACACCACATTTGATTGGGATAGGTTCTTAACAGATCCTTATACATTCGAAGAGATAGTATCAAGCGTCCAGACAGTGAAAGTCAACGTCCTTGAGCAGATGCGTGAGTATGGCTGTGCCTTCAATAAGGTTGATGTTGAATGGTGGGAGAAGCTTCCTAAACTTGCACGAGATAAGTTAAAACCTTCGGCAGATGACTTGACAGTGGAGGAGTTTTGTAGTACAATACTAACATATCTTAGCGAACAAGGTAAGATCAATTACTGGTGGTCACGAGGCAACACATTCGACCCAGTTATCTTATCTAGAAATATGCGAGCTGTAGGTAAAGAAGAGTTGATGAATAAGTTCTTGAAGTTCTATACAGTACGTGATGTACGAACTTACATTGATGCGAAGTTCAACTTTACCACAAAGAGTGGATTTGTGCCGCTAGCTGATGAGACTTACTGGAACAACGCTTTCGTTGCCCACGATAGTTCACATGATGTTGCAGCAGATGTTTTACGATTACAGACCATATACAGAGCTGAAAACGACTTGGAGCAAACTACACGATGAATGTTAAGCATGATAACTCGACTGGTAATATAAAGTACGCATCGTCAGGCAATATCGACTACGACGCCAAGTATGATGCATCAAGCACTGGCGCAATGCGAGAAGCAATGAACGTTCCCTATATGCGCCAGTTGCCGTTAGAGGCACTTGCCGCAGGAGCAGCAGCGCTTGAATATGGTGCTAATAAGTATAGCAATCGTAACTGGGAGAAGGGTCTACCTTGGCAGCAGATGATTGATAGCCTGAAGCGTCACATTGATGACTTTGAGCGTGGTCATAACTTCGATGACGGTGATGGTGGATCTGGACTAGATCAAGTCTGCATGATCATGGCATCATCGATGATGTTAGCTGCTTCCGTAGTTCGAGGCATAGGTGAAGATGATCGTATGGCACCACCTGGCAATCTAACACTTTCTGCCAAAGAGTGTGCTATTTGGATAGATATGCAGCTCGACAATGCCGAAGAGTTTAAGAACAGAACTACCCCATAATAATTCTACTATATAGTAGCGATAGTGTGACTCTTTAATATAACCAAAGGTGAATATAGTATGAAATTTAGTACCGATACATTGAATATCCTTAAGAACTTCTCGAACATCAACCCAAGCATCGTATTCAAAGCTGGGTCGACCATTCGAACAATCTCTCCGCAAAAGACTGTTATGGCCGCTGCAACTATTGGTGAGCATGTAGATCAGCAAGCTGGTGTATATGACTTGTCCCGTTTCTTGGCGACCCTCAGTCTTTTCGAGAATCCAGAGGTAGTATTTGGCACAGATCGATTTACCATTAAGGGCGGTAAAAGCGAACTCAAATACACCTATACCTCTGAGTCCTTGATTGTATCACCTCCAGATAAGGACATCGTTGTTCCTGATCCAGAGGCTACGATCAATGTCAGCTGGTCATCTATTGATAGTGTTATCCGTGCTACGGGTGTGCTACAGTTGCCAGAAGTCGCTTTCGTTAGTGATGGTACGACCATTTCAATGTCAGCGGTTGATAGTAAGACATCGACTGCCGATAAGTATGAGATCGTCATTGCAGAAGGCGTTGACACCGTGCCCTTTAATATGGTTATCAAGACTGATAATCTAAAGCTAGTACATGCTGATTATGTGGTAACGTTATCCTCTAAGGGCATGGCACACTTTAAGTCCGATAAAGTCCAGTACTGGATAGCAATCGAGTCCAAGTGATACACAACCAGAATTACAACTTTATAATAACCCAGGAGAACACATTATGACCGATAAAACTACAGCTGTTGAAGGCGAAACTCAAGAACAAGAACAGGGCCCAGGTCTGTCACTCAATGACATCTTGTCCGCTGTTCAAATTATTGACGTAACAGTTCAACGTGGTGCATTCAAAGGCGAAGAACTCGTAACAATCAGTACAGTTCGGGAGCGACTGATTGCGTTCTTACGTCATGCTAAAGAGCAGGGCCAAGAAGTCAATCTTCCACCATCAATGTACAACGCTCCAGAAGAGCCATCTGAGGCCGAAGAAGCACCTGCTGTCTGATCAAAATAAGAGTGGGGAAGATTGACTTCCCCTTCTCTTTCTGTTATACTTGACGACTGAATTACGGCATTACGCATTATTATATTATGGAGAGTTACTATGACAGTTTCTAAGCAGGACAACTTCATCTGGGTTGAGGCATACCGCCCTCAAACAGTTCAAGATACCATCCTTCCTGCCGATCTAAAGAAGACCTTCCAACAGTTCGTCGATCAAAAGAACGTACCCAATCTACTATTAAGTGGGCGTGCTGGCATTGGTAAGACTACTATTGCTAAGGCTATGTTAGAAGAGATTGGATCGGATTACATAACAATCAACGGTTCTATGAATGGTAATATCGACACACTTCGACACGAGATATCAAACTTTGCGTCAAGTGTATCATTCACGGGTGGACGTAAGTACGTTATCTTAGATGAAGCTGATTATCTGAACCCAAACTCGACTCAACCAGCACTACGTAACTTCATGGAGGAGTTCTCGAAGAACTGTGGCTTTATCATGACCTGTAACTTTAAGAACAGGATCATTGAGCCACTGCACTCTCGATGTAGTGTTATTGAGTTTAGCATTGACCGGGCTGACAAGCCTAAGCTCGCATCTCAGTTTTTCAAACGAGTGTGCGGAATTTTGGATGGCGAAGGAGTTACTTATGATCAGAAAGCAGTTGCAGAACTTGTACAACTTTATTTTCCCGATTGGCGCAGAGTCCTTAATGAACTACAGCGTTATGCTACTACTGGTAGTATTGATGCTGGTATTCTAGCAAACAAGTCTGGTGATAGTATCAGCGGTCTCATCGATCTAATGAAGGCCAAAGATTTTACTGCGACTCGTAAGTGGGTAGCTGAGAATGTTGACGTGGACTCTGCCGTACTCTATCGTCAGTTATATGATGTACTGCCGTCTAAGGTCAGCACAACTCAGAGTATTGCTGAAGCGATTATCATCCTCGCTGATTACCAATACAAAGAGGCATTCGTCGCTAATACTGAAATCAATCGAGTTGCTGCCCTTGCTACTCTCATGGCGGAGATCGACTGGAAATGAGTATATTCAAGTCTAAAGTTCCACCAAAGGAATGCCTCATCTGCGCCGATGCTGTTGGTGAGAATCCTTCCGAAGTACGATACAAGTATCAGGATGGGGAAGGTGTTGCGTACCTATGTAAGAAGTGCTCGGACTCTATGAACAAAGATAATGTCAATAGTGATGACGAAGAGGATGTCGAGTATGGCGAATCCATTTGAGTATCTAACGTCGATTAATAGCACTAAAAAGAATATGATGCGTGATAGTGAGAACGATGTGTTGGCTGAGAAGGGATACGAGCCTTGGCTTGTTAACAAGGCTCTATCGTACTTCCCAGACACCATTCTACACGCCAACCTGATGAATCAATATCATCATTTGGATAAGCGCCCCCAATACGAATGTCTTATAAATAGCATTAGACCCAAAAAGCGATTTGCGAAATGGGTCAAAAGTGCTAGTGATGAAGGACTTGACTTGGTGTGCGAATATTATAAATGCAATACGATTATCGCCCAAGACTACCTATCTTTGTTGTCTAGTGAAGAGTTAGACACTATAAAACAGCGATTAGATACGGGTGGCATTAAAAAATGAACTTAATAGATGAACTCATCGAGGTTACTCTACCAAGCGAAGAGAGTTTTCTGAAGGTAAAGGAAACCTTAACCCGAATTGGTATTGCCTCTAAGAAAGAACAGAAACTGTTTCAGTCTTGTCATATACTGCATAAGCAAGGCAGATATTACATCGTACACTTCAAAGAACTGTTCATGTTAGACGGCAAAACGAACGACTTCTCCATCGAAGATAAAGCACGACGAAACACTATCACAGCACTTCTTTCTGAGTGGGAATTAGTCAAACCTGTAGACGCAGCAGCAATTGCAGAGCCACTTGCCCCACTGTCTCAGATTAAGATTCTTCCTCATAAAGAGAAGGGCGAATGGGAACTGATTGCCAAATACTCTATTGGCAAAAAACGATAACATAGGAATCTATATTATGTCACTTGATACATGGGATGCATTTGGTCTATTGATGAAACCCAAGCTACATATACACAAGCTCTTTGATGAAGCACATCTTCCAACATATGCCACCGATTGGTCGGCTTGCTTCGATATCAGAGCATCCATCCGAGTGGGCGATGAAGTCACTGTTATGGACTTCAATAACGTTAAGCGTAAGGTCGTCTACGAAGATGGTATCAGTCTTAAGTTTGGCGAACGAGTGCTTATCCCAACCGGACTAGTATTCGATTTGGCGGAAGAACAGTCCCTACGGATTCACCCTAGATCTGGTATTGCGTGGAAGAATGGACTCACCTTAGCGAATGCCGAAGGCGTCATTGATGCGGACTATGTACAGCAGACCTATGTTATGCTAATACAGACATCTGACCCAGATGAGGCTTTTGTTATACGTGACGGTGATCGTATCGCTCAAGGCGAAATCGTTGCCAATGCGCAAGTACTCTTTACCGTCACAGACACGCTTCCTGCGGAAAAGACTGATCGAGTTGGTGGATTTGGATCAACCGGAGTCTAGAATGCACATCCAGTTGGAGTTCGACTTCTATACACAGCAGCTGCCGGAACAGCTTATACTACATCTGGATAGTTTTGTCGAGTTTAACTTTCGGTCGTATGACCCGGCGATGACATTTGGTGCAGTAAATAGTTTTTCCGATGCAGCAAACAGTCTGAATTCTGACAATCTTAGAGTATCCGTATCACATATCCCAGCTGGTACCTCTCTAGATTGAATTGTAACATATTGTAAAAATACAAGAATTCTTTATACAATACGTATAAATAATCGTGAGTTGCCTTAGGGGACTCATAACTTAACCCTTGCTTAATTGGAGGTCATAACATGACTTATATGCAAACACAATACGACCCATTCACCACCGTAGGATTTGACAGAATCTTTGATCGCATTTCTGCATTGCAGATGCCACAGACACATAAGGCAACGAACTATCCGCCTTATAACATCACTAAGGAAAGTGATACAACGTATATCGTTGAACTTGCCGTAGCCGGATTCACAGACGAGACTATTGACATTGAAGTCAAAGACTATATTCTTACCATCGAAGGTAAGGTAGCAGAGTCTACTGATAAGGAGTACATCCATAAAGGTATTGCCGCTCGTGCCTTCACGAGATCGTTCACGCTCGCAGAGACGGTGATCGTAAGGGAAGCTGGATTGGAGAATGGTATGCTTCGTATACTGTTAGAGAATATAATTCCCGAAGAGCGTAAGCCCAAGAAGATCAGTATTGGGCAGAAGCTAACAGTCGGAAAACCAGAATTACTCGTAGAGTGATTATTAGGGTGGGGCTTCGGCCCTGCCCACAATCAACCAGATCAGGAGAAAATGAAGACTATGGGACGTGCGACCTCTTTAGGTAAGAGTGGTGACGTTTTCTGTGACGTAGTGGCTATATTGACACTTTTAACAGTTAGCACCTTTGTAATATTCAGCTGTATGACAATGCTTATGTAACATCCCCGCCTAACAACCAAGAGAACTTCAAGTTCTGCTTGACAATCCAAAATACCCATGTTATAATATATCATATCAAGTGAGGGCTATACTATGAATACTATTGAAAATCTACCTATGCTGTACAAACGAGACAGTAAGGGCAAGATACGAGTTTGGCAAGTAGAAATCGGCTATGACAGCGAAGATGTTGCAGGCACTCGATCCGTTGCTGGTCTACAAGATGGTCAACGGGTCACCAGTGAGTGGAACATCAGTACCCCTAAGAATGTTGGTAAGATTAACGGCACTACAGGTCTGACTCAAGCTAAAGCGGAGGCGAAAGCCACGTGGGACAAGAGATCTGAGAAGGAGTACTTTGAGAGCATAGCTGATATCGACGCTTATGACAAGTTCTCTCCTATGCTCGCAGGTGACTACACTAAGAAGCCTCAGAGCGAAGGATACAGTCAGCCTAAGCTTGATGGAATACGATGCGTTGCCAACTCGAATGGTCTATGGACACGTAGCGGTAAACCAATCACGAGCTGTCCACATGTCTGGAGTGAAGTACAGGACTTCTTGACACGTAATCCCAATGTTACCCTAGATGGCGAACTCTATAACCATGACCTCAAAGAAGACTTCAATAAGATTGTTAGTCTAGTCCGCAAGACGAAGACCACAGACTCTGACGTTCAGGAATCTGCAAAATTAGTCCAATATCATGTGTATGATATGTACGATGAGAATGTTCCGACCTTATCGTTTGTCAATCGCACCGAGGTCCTTGAGCGTATGTCTAGCGATTGGCAATCTCTTCGACTGGTTCCCACAACTTGGTCTGCTACTCAAGATGAGTTAGACGAGAACTATGGTCAATATATGACCGATGGATATGAAGGCCAGATGGTCAGAAATGACGCACCCTATGAGAAGAACAAGCGTTCCAAAGCTCTACTAAAACGTAAGGAGTTCATCACAGAGGAGTTTCCCGTCGTCGCTATGCTAGAAGGCCAAGGCAACTGGTCTGGTCATACCAAGCGGTTCACACTTCGTATGCCAGATGGCACTGAAGTTGGCTCTGGTGTTAGAGGCAATCAAGAGCAGTTACGTACGCTGTGGGAGTCCAAGGAGACACCAACCTGGGTCACACTACGATACTTTGGTCTTACCCCAGATGGTGTACCTCGTTTTCCTGTAGTAATAGATTATGGTATTGGCGATCGAATCGATTAAACCGCTTGACAACCCAGCGATAGTGTTGTATAATGGTACCTGAAATACAAATAACGGAGATACATATTGAGCTTTTACACCTGTGTGAATAGATACGGCAATAACATGCTCTATAGAGGCTATGATGATGATGGCGAACGAGTCAAGATGCGTGTGCCATTCAAGCCCACCATGTACGTACAATCAGCTAAGTCCGAGAGTGGTTGGAAGTCTTTCGACGGAGGTATCGTTGAGCCAATAGAACTCGATTCCATGAGCGAAGCAGCTGACTTTGTTAAGAAGTATGAAGACATTGACAACTTTAAGATTCATGGTAACAACAACTTCGTTGCACAGTTCATTGCCGATAAGTTTCCAGGTACCATCAAGTATGACCTTAAGCAGATCGAGCTTGGCAATATTGACATCGAGGTTGCTTCTGATGACGGATTCCCAGAGCCAGGTGAAGCAAACTATCCGATCATATCAATCGCATATAAGAGTTCTAAGAGCAACATCTATTATGTCTGGGGTCTCGATTCTTATGATCCGAGTAAGACTGAGTTAGATCTCGATGGCGCACGTATCCTTTACGTCCAATGCGCTGGTGAGTCCGATCTAATGTTGAAGTTTCTCACGTACTGGATGCACAATACTCCTGATATTATCACTGGCTGGAACATTCGATTCTTCGATATACCGTACATGGTTAATCGTACGAAGAAGATCCTTGGTGATGATACTGTTAAGAAGTTCTCTCCCTTCGGCATTACCAAGTACCGTCAGATTAACGTCAAGGGCAAGAGCCTCGATGCTTATGAAGTATATGGTGTTCAGCAGATGGATTACTTCGACTTGTTTCAGAAGTTCGGGTATAGCTATGGAACACAGGCATCGTACACCCTAGATCACATTGCCTCCGTGGTTGTTGGTCAAAAGAAGTTATCCTATGCTGAGTATGGAAGTCTGCACACCCTGTATAAGAATAACTATCAAAAGTTCATTGATTACAACATCCTCGATGTAATGCTGGTCGATAAGATCGATAAGCAGACGGGTCTCATGGATCTAGCACTGACTGTTGCCTATAAGGGTGGAGTTAACTATATGGATACGTTTGGTACGACTGCTATCTGGGACTGTATCATCTATCGATACTTAAATGAGCGTAAGATTGCTGTGCCGCCGATGACTCGGAAGGTCAAAGAGCCGTATCCAGGTGGCTACGTAAAAGACCCTCACGTTGGTATGAGTAAGTGGGTGACATCCTTCGACCTCAATAGTTTGTACCCAAACTTGATCGTACAATACGGGATGAGTCCAGAGAAGCTTGTAACGTACGATTATCTGTACAAAATTGCAAATAGTTGATATATTATGTATTATAAGGAAAAACGTGATGACTAAGAAAGAGGCCGCACAGTACCTATTATCTCAGATGTCTGTTGGTGGTATTATGGGCGTAGATGTAGATTCGATACTAGATGATTCTATCGACCCAAACATACTTGAGGCGATATCCGTGCTCGACCTATCTATGGCAGCTAATGGTTCCATGTACACCAAGGAGAAGCGTGGTGTACTACCGTCGATCATTATCGACTTATATGACGAACGTCGAGAAGTCAAGAGCAATATGCTCAAGATGCAACAGGAGTACGAGGACGACAAGACTCGTGACCTCAGCAAAGAGATTTCTCGCCTAGAGAATACCCAGATGGCGATTAAGATCATGCTCAACTCATTATACGGAAGTTTGGGTAATGCGTACTTCCGATACTTTGATATGAGAATCGCCGAGGGTATTACTCTATCTGGTCAGTTAGCGATCAAGTGGGCTGAGCGAGCGATGAACTCCTCGATGAATGATATACTTAAGTCCGATAACATAGACTATGTTATTGCTATGGATACCGACTCGCTGTATGTTAATATGGAACCACTAGTTAGCGCAGTCAATCCAGCTGATCCTGTTAAGTTCATCGATCAAGCGTGCGAGAAGAAGATTGTGCCTATTCTTGCAAAGGCATATGATGCCATGTTCACTCGTATGAATGCGTATGAGAGTCGAATGGTGATGTCCCGAGAAGCTATTGC